CTCTCGGGCCGGGGCGGGATTGGATGGATCTTTACTCCGCTACAACGCATCTACCTCAAGCTATGGGAATGTTTAGGCGAACTCGATGGGAAGGTTGCCGAGGAGTTCAGATAACCCTGAGCAAGCGCGTCAGCCTTGAATTTTGGTACCTCCCTGCAAATACTATTGTCCCGCCGCATACGCACGGGTTTGATAGCAAATTTGTGCTATTGTTTGGCCGGGGCGCAATGGTTAGTTGTGCAGGTCGCGACTGCGTGTGGGAAAAGTTTCGGGTGTACGATGTGCGCAAAGACGCTGAGCATCATCTATTCGCCCCTAATGCTTTGGTTTTTGGATCACTACAAATCCATCCTGAACGTGTAACGTCAGCCAGCGAAGACTTTCAACGTATATGACTATCGAAGAATACTATCTCGCAAACCGCCCCCGGACCCTCGGCGACATGATCGCGCGGGGCTTTCCGCGCCGCCAGACGCAGATGAATGAGGCCGTGCGGATGACGCAGGAGTCGCAGCGCCAGCGGTTGGCGGAGGAGCAAGCGGCGTCCGACATCACGCAGGGGCGGGCGATGGCGATACTGAATGCGCAAGCGAAGGCTCAAGAAGACCAAATCAGATACCAAACGCAGCTTGGCCTACAGGGAGATCAAATTCGAGGCCAATGGGGCGTAAATAACGCCGTTGAGCAAGCCCAGCGCATGGCGCCAATTCAAGAAGGCGTGACGCGTGGCCGCGCTTTGATCGAAGGCGGGTTTCAGGATGAACTTGAGCGCGCTCGGGTTTTGGGGGAGCAGCGCGTGATGGCCGACAAGCTCAACGAAGCCAAGATTCGTGAGTCGGGCGCGCAAGCGAAGTATTACGAAGACATGGGTCAATCCCAACTCATGCGCGCGCTTGGAATGGGCAACGCGCCGCAAAAGCCTGAGCAACCGCGCACAATGGAGGTTGATGGTAAGGTGTTCATCATGGATCCCAACGGCGCTTGGCGTCTCATGGATCCAAATGCCGAAGGCGGTCCGTCGATTAGCGTGGTTAAGGCTGCGCCGGGGATAGGCGGAAAGCTAAATGAGATGGAAGGCGCGCCAGGAATAGCGAGGCCTGAGGGTCCCCTACCAGGTCTTGGCGGGCCGGGATACACCCAAGACAAAACGCAACCCGCCAAGCCCGCCAAAGATATGCCGGGGCTGGATGATTGGAGCGGATCGAAGTCGTACAATCAGAATACGCCGTTTGTGCCAACCGAAGTTCGCGCAACGCCGCAAGTACCGATGTCGATGGTCGGGCAGGGTATGGGCGGGAATGTCGCCGGGTTGAAAGAGGCGTACGCTAATCTTAACAACATCCCGGCGCCACGCCAGACCAGCCGGCTTGAGTCCGTGGCAGGCGAGTTTGGTATCCCGCCGGCGTCCGAGGGCGTTATGGCCGCGCGGCTGTATCAAGACATGAACCAGCCCTATCAGGGCGGAATGGTTCGGCAGTTTCTTAAGCGTGCGCTGATGGAAGATCCTACCGCGCAAGCTCCATACGACATTAACCGCCAAGTTGCCCGCCGGGCCCGTGCTTTCTCAACTCTCCAAGACCTCTACCGATGAACTACGAAGAAGCCAAAAACTCGTATCTCGCCGGGCTCGGTGTCACCGATCCGGAAAACTACGACGTGTTGCCGGACGATCGCGTAGTTCGCCGCGCGGCACCGCCCGAACCCCCTCCGCAACCTTCTACATGGAGCGACACTTGGCGAAGCGCGTTGTACAATACCCCGCGAAATGTGCTTGGGTTTATGGGTGGTGCGGGCGGCTTTGCGGGAGCCGGAGCTCTTGGCTTGCCGTCTGGGCCGGGCGCATTTCTGACGGGGATTGCTGGCGCACTTGCAGGTAGCGCTGCCCTTGGCGCCGCCGGTGAGGCCATCCAGAACAAGCTCTATCCGCAATCGTGGATCGACGCGGAGATGGAGCGCCGCGCGCGTAGCCCTCTCGCGACGTATCTCGGCGGGGATGTGGCGCCGAGCTTGGCGCTGATGCGCCCCGATCCGCGCGTGTTGGCGAGCGCGGGGCGTGGGCTACTCAATTCGAGGACGCTCGCGCGGGGATTCGCTGAGCTTCCGGCGGGACAGCAAGCCGCGCTCGCAAACGTCGCGCTTGGTGCGGGGTTGCAGGGAGGTATGGAGGGCGGGCGGCAGCTGTACACCGGCGAGTTTGATCCGGTGCGTTTGGGCACGGAATTGGTTGCTGGCGCTGTTAGTACCGAGCCGACGAAGTTGGGACAAGTGTTGAGTGGTGGCACGTTTCGCCCTACCAACCTCGGCGTGGATTGGGTTGGGGATCTCAAGCGATCCGCCACCTCCAAGCGCGCCATTCCCGCGCCGCCTCCGCCCGAACCGGCTCCGCTCCCGCCCGAGAACCCGCTGGCCACGATGCAGTTTGGTGTGAAGCCGCCGAAGCGCCGCGGGGGTGGGATCAAAGACATCGTCGAAGCGCCTGGCATGAAGCTCCAGCCGGATGCCGAACCCGCTCCGCGCCGGAGTCCGTATGACATTCCGGGGGCGACCGAAGCCTCGATGAAGGAGTTTGGCGACGCCACGCTCCCCGAGGAGTATCGCAACGTCTTCCGCGACTTCGCCAAGGCGGAGTACGGCATTGACGTGCAAACCCCGGAGACCGTTCCGGGTAGTGAAACGGCGCTTGGCCAAATGAATGTCCGCCCGGCGCAAGATGCGCCCGCCGAGATGTTCCTCAACCGCAGCAAGGCGGTTCGCGAGACGCCGGTTCACGAGTTGGTCCACGACTACGACAACTCGGTGATGAAGTATGGCGACGAGCGCACGAAGGCTCAGTGGGCTGCGATGAAGAAGTCCGTCGGCGAGGAATACGCGCGCGACAACAAGGACGCAATCCTGCGGCAATATGAGGAGTTCAAGGTAGAAGATCCCGGCACGGCCAAAGAACGCTTGCGCCAGTGGATTCTTGACGAAGGCATCGCGCAGCGCATCGGCCCGAAGTTCGTGGAGTTCTTGGGCGGGAAGGAGCCTGGATTCTTCCGGAAGTGGGGTAATGCGAGGGCTGTGAGGCGCGGAAGAGCAACAGCTGAACAAGCCGTTGAGTATGGGGCGAACAGGCTTCTGCGGGGTCGCGGGACGCAAGGGGTTGAGACGAAGGTGGATTGGAAGAGTCCGTATGTGAAGCCGGGTGCGGTTACTGGAGAGTCAGAGGCGAAGAAGCAGGAAGAGATTTGGGACAACTTGCCCGACGATGAGGGCCAAAAGTACAATCGCTGGCGCGGATGGCTTGCGGTAAACCTAGATAACGTGGATCGTTATCTCAATCGTCTCACACCAAATACGGAAGAAGCGAACGCGATCAAGCAAGAGCTTCTTGATTGGCGCGGTGATGCGCTTCCTGGGCAAAAAGAGCTTATTGCAAGCACTGACTTTACAAATCGGGAGGCTGTGGCTGCACTCAAAAAGCGGTTCTATGGAGCCGCCGAGAAGCCGAAGATGCAGGATGAGGTCAATCCCAACATCATGGTCCCCGAGAGTGTCAAAGAACTCTCCAAACCCAAGCCCTTTGGCCTTCCCGTCTCGCCGGACGGCACGATGTCCACCGCCGAGGTCTTGGCGGCGCTGCGGAACAAAATCTCGCCCACCGAGAATGAGATGATTTACGAGCCCGTGGCGAAGAAGTTTGCGGGGACGGCGCGTGTGCGGGTGGATGAGGTGAGGGCAGCGATTGAGGAGGTGTCGCCGGGTTTGGAGGTGGTGAAGTTGGAGGCCGACAAAGACGCAAATACGCCGGACTTTGTGAAGGAGCACGCGCGGTTGACTCATCACTACGACACACTTGGAAAGTTTCCGTCACATGTATTCGATGGTCGTCCGCACGGCGAAGCCTCCAGCATTTCGTACTACGATACGCGCCGTAATCGCGACTTGAGTCCGATAGAAGTCGATCCCGAGTCCGAGGAGTTCAAGACGGCCCAGCGGTTTGAGGAGCTTGGGAAGCAAAAGTCCACATATTTCGACACCGAAAACGACTCCGCCACACGCAAGTACGACTTCGTGAACCCGCGGGCGCTCAAGGACATGCCGGGGGCGGTGGATTTGTTGGTGCGGATTCCACGACAAAAGCGCGATACCACAGCTAGGGCGGTGCATGAAAAAATGAACCCCGGTTTTGGTGGTGCGGCTTACGACGAGCTGGTAGGTGTTGATCGTAATGTAAACTTGACCGATCCGCCAATCTACCCCGCCTCCTCCTCCCACTACCCCAAATCCGGCGACAACGCGTTGGTGCACGTCCGCGCCTACGAGCACACGATGCCCGATGGCGAGCGGGTGTTGCGGGTGTTTGAGCTTCAGAGCGATTGGGCGCAGCAGAGGAGGAAGGCGGAAGGAGATCGTAGCAAATACACCATTATTCCAGACGAGCAAACGCCCGAGCAAATTGCTCGGACAGGACAAACCTTTACCTCGGAAGGGCCTAATGGACTTCGTGCCGGAGGTTTTGGGTCTGAAAAGGAAGCTGCGGCTTGGATTGATAATCGCATCAACGAGATTACGCCCAACCACCCCCTCCTCAAACACGCCCAACGCCTCGGGATCAAGGCCGCCATCGACCATGCCCGGAAGATTGGCGTGAAGCGGATTGTGATTGACGACGCCGAGACGGCGATGTTGACCGAACAACATGATCAACGCGTAAACGTGGCGCACACCGATCCAATGGTGTTTGACACCAAGGAAGCCGCGGATGCCGAAATGGCTAACTGGGGAGAGGATGCCAAAGACTTCATTGTTGTGCCGGTTGGTAAAAAGTGGCACATGCGTGCCAAGCTCGACCAAGAAGTCGGCATGCGCCTCGCGTATGACAAGACCTTGCAGAAGATGGCCGCCGAGATGTCCGGGACGGAGGGCGTGAAGGTGGAGATGGGGACGCACAGAAACGCAATCAACACCCGTAGTGAACGCGTGCCGGGAACAAATACTGAGGAAGCTGACAGTATGATTGATACGTCGGATTGGCGCACCATCGAGGAGCCCCGCCCCGACCTCATCTTCAAGAACCCCGACGGAACCCCCAAAACCACCTCGACCGGGACCGCGTACGACATGTCCGCGCCGATTGCGAGGCGGGAGAAGGGCGAGCCGTTCACTACGACGAGGCCGAAATTCCAAGAGCCGGTTAAGGGCGACGTCAAATACGGCCCCGACGCCCTGAAATCCTCCGACCCCGACGAACCCTTCTACAAGAAGTTCGTTGGCTTGTTCGCGGGCGCTACCGAGACTTTGGGGCGGCGCGGGACTGCGCACCGATACTTGTCGGATAAACTCAATCAGACCTTCGCGACCAAGCGCAACATGGCCGCGCGCTACTTCGCGCCGATCGTGGACGCGATGCCGCGGTGGAGTACGAAGGAAGACGCGCAGGCGCTGATTGACGTGCTGTATCGTGAGTCGCTGGATGGCAAGTCATATAGAGATCAACTCGATTCTGATTTGTGGCAAGCATACGACGCGACCCGCGAAGCCCTCGCGCGGTCCCGGGATGAACAACTCGCGGCGAAGCAGCGCAACGTCGAGGGCGAGATGCCCGGCAAAGATCCGTTCTACTTCCCGCACGTCATTTCGCGGGACGTGATGCGCATCCTGAAGACGGGATTAAACAACAACCGCTACAACGAGATCAAGAAGAGGTTCATTGAGTTCAATACGGAGCTTGGGGTTGAGAAGGGAATGCCCGAAGCCCAAGCCAAACAGCGCGCCGAGAGTGCGTTTGGGAAGTATCAAGCCTCGCTGAAGGTCCGGAACGTCGAAGACGCGTTCGACTTTGGCGCGGTGCAGCTTCCCGCCGGGACCAAACTTCCGCCCGAGATGATCGAGCCGGATTTTGCGGACTCGATGCGGAGGTACTTCAACCGGTTCGCGCGGGATCGGGTGTTTTACGACAAGATCCGCCGTGACGAAAAGGCTTCGGCGGCGGTTGGATTGGAAACGTACTTTGACAAGGATGGTGTTGAGGTCCCGATCGATCCCGAGATCGCAAAGGAGTACGAAACTGTCTCGACCGCGCCTGAGGTCCAAAAGATTCTCGCGGGATACGCCGGAATCAGTGAGTCCTCAAGCGATAAACTCACCCCGGCGATCGGGCGGTTGGTGAATGCGCTCATTCTCGCCGGTCCGAGCACGCGCGCGGCCGACATTTTGACCACGCCGTTCAAGGCGGTTGCGTTCGTATCGCCGACGCAGATCCCGGGGCTGATCAAAGCGGCCACGCTGGATGTGCCAGAAGGTCTACGCTCCGGTGGCAAAACAGGCATGGTCAACAAGGGCGACATGGTCTTCGCGCGGACCGTTCTCGGTGCTGGCGAGGAGGTTGCGAGCCGGCTTGACAAGCTCACCGAGGGCGTGGCGAAGTTTACGGGCACCGAGCAGCTTGAGCGGTGGTCTCGCGGGGTCGCGCAGTCTATCGGGGAGTACATCGCCAAGATCAAGCTGGCGGAAGCGAATGCCGGAAGTGCCAAAGCGGAGGAGTTCCTTAACAAGCTCGGAACGGATTGGAGAGAGGTCGATGTGAACGAGCTTGGGACGCGGATTGGGCAACTGTTTCAGGGCAAGTACGACGTGACCAACCTCCCGACTTGGGCCTACGACTCGCCCATCGCGCCGTTCCTGAGCATGATGCGCTGGAACATCGAGCAATGGAACAACTTTAAGAAGTTCGTGTGGGAGCCCGCGAAGAAGGGTGATGTTTACCCGCTTCTCGCGCATTTCGCCGGGGCTTTGGCGGGCGGGCTGACGATCGAGGAGGCCCGCGAGATCATGATGCAGAAGAAGAGCGAGAATGCCACACTAAAAGAGATTGCCGCGGCCAAGGATGATCCGGCGGCGCTGGAGGAACTCATGCTCAAGTACGCCTCGGTCATGCAGGCGACGGGGGTTATGGGGATTGTGAGCGAGCTTGGAAGCCAAGCTCTGGATGGGCTTTCGGGGCGGTTGCCGCAGGGCTTCCGCTACCCGATGGTCGAGGTTGTGGGCGACACCGCGGCCCGATCCGCGTCGGCCGTGGAGGCGTTGCGCGACGGAGAAGATCCGGCAAAGGTCGGGTGGCAGTGGTTGAAGGACATCGGCACGCAACACGTCCAAATGGGCCGGTTTATCTACCGGGCCGCGGGGGCGTTTGGGTACGAAGAGGCCGCGCGGGAGATGGAGGACATGAATGCTCGGCGGGACGTGCGGAAGTTTGTGAAGTTGAGCGGGCTTCCGAAAGCTGAGTCGCCCGTGAAGTTCTCGCCTTATCGCAAACTCTCCGAGAAGGAGTTCGATAAGGCGGAGAGTGTCGGAGAGGCCAAAAAGCTCCTGCCGTACCTAAAACAGCGCGCCGTGGAGCGAGCGGGCGGGAACAAGGAGCGGCTCGCGGAGGAGATGCGCGGGATTCGGACGATTGGCGGGCGGATTGGACCTTCGCCGAGCGCCAATCCCAAACGCTTCCGCGACTACATCGAGTTCATCCGGCAAACAAAAGGCCCCGAGGCGGCCGAAAAGGCGCGCGTCGAGGCTTTGAAGGAGGATAAGTTGCGGAAGGCTAAGGCGAGGATTGTGCGTTAGGATCGCGCGGGATGCGCAACGGATGCTTGTCCTGCATAGCCCGCTCCATGATATCCTGACCCTTCACCACACCCGCCCCGCATGCAGCATACCCGGCCATGTCGATCCACGAGTCGATGTGAGCCGGGTTTGTTGCGATCCGTGCGGCTTTGAAAATCGCCATCATCGCGGCGACGTCGGTTGACTTAAGGGCGCCCTTTCCTTGGCGCTGCTCAAACCCCCGCGCACTCAGGTAGCTCTGCCACATTTCGGCGATCGTGGCGAAGTTGTCCTCGGCATCGCCGTGCGTGACGTTGCGGTCGGAGCAGACGGTGGCTTTGATCAGATCACACACCGCTTCGCGGCGTTGGGTTGCGGGGGATTTAGGTACGTTCATATCACCAATTCCTTTCGTTGTTTGCTAGCCAGACCAATTATAGGCCCAGCGAGAGTGTCGTTCGTTTGTGTGATCACACCCATCGCCAGTAGCGCGGATAGGATGTGTTGCATTTCGTGCAGGTTGACTTCGCCGTGGAACTCCGCGAGCAGTGCGCCGTAGGGTTGTTCGCCGTTTTCGGTGATGTACTTGACAACGCGCGTGGCGACGGGATGGAGGTCATTCCTTCCGACCTTCTCGAAGCAATGGTGGCGCGTGAGGCAAGTACGGCGGACGAAGTCCAACGCTTTCCGCGCGGTCTCAATGGAAATCTTGTCCTCAATCTCGTACTGTCCGTAGTGTATCGCGAGCGCAATCTTATGGACGTGCATCGTGAGGTTGTTCTCGTAGTCGTCGCAGACTGGCGCGCGATTGAAGCGTCGCTTTCCGCCCTCCCACCAAGATGTCAGCATCGCCAGAGCTTCGTCGGTGTACGAGACAGAACCGTAGTGGTCCTTGAGCGTGCGGATGTGGTTGTGTAGGCGTTGCTTGGCGTGAACTTGTTCGTCGTCGAGCGCCGGGATCATGAGTTGTTCCCACTCGTTCCGGGGCGCGTAGACCATCATCGTCCGCCGCGCGAGACCCGTGCCAACAATGTCGATGTTTGTTAGCTTGCGGAGGTTGTCTGGCGTGGTCCCGGCCAGCATCGACAGGCAGGGGTTGATAATCTTCTCCTTCTTCCGCGCGATGGTTTCGCGCTCGTACTTGGCGGCGCTCCAGACCGTTAGGAAGAAGGTTACGGTGTCGTCGGCGTGCTTCTTGAACAGCGATGTGTATTCGTCTAGGCTGACCCACATCGAACAGTGGGCGTAAATGCCAGAACTTCCGTCCTGCTTCTTAAACTTCACGCTATCTATGGACTTGGTCATCCGCGCCACGAATGCCTCGTATGAGGTAGAATCCGGCCCCGATGGGAAGATCGAGGTGAAGGCATCCGCGCCATTCTCCAGCATGTCGATCGCGGAGTTGGGTTTGACGTGCGCCGAGAGCAAGGCCGCGGCGGGGTCCATGATCAGCGACTTCCCCACGCCTGCGTTGCCTACGAGCAATAGATATTGGTTTGGGAATACCGCGAAATTTCCGCCAGCGCCACCCAACCAAACTCTTCTCTGCAACGCCGCGCCGATCATCCAGTAGAAGACCGCTTCCTTGTAAATCGCCGGGCCGTGAACCTTGGCCAGATAGTGTTTCCAGTCTTCATACGGTGTGGTCATGTTGGAGAACAACTGCAAAGTCGGCGATTTGGTTTGTGCGATACACGCGCAATCCGCAAATCTCGTCCGCAGATTTTGTGGGTTTTGTGAGGCCGGCTTGGGTCAGTTTGG